CGCCGTTAATTCCTGCAGGCTCATTTTCCTGCGGTTCATTATAGAAAGTATGTAAATCTTTCTATCGTCTATGCTTTGTGCTGCTTTTGGTTTTATTCCTAATATCTTTTCAAACCTTTGCACGCCACTTTCGTCTGCCGTATAAACAAACATATTTCTTATAACTTCATTTATTGAAACATTCAGCTTTGAAAATTCTATATCTTCTGACTTTGCAATCTGTTGTATCTCTTTTATTTGTTTTATTACCGGAGGATAATGGTTTAATATTAAGGTCTGCATACTATCACGCCCCTAACCGGTATTGCGTTCGGATCCATTAACAGATTTTCCTCCGCGCCGTTTAACGCTGTGTTCTGCACATCTACAATCCCCTCAACGCTTGCGATTGCCGCATTTACCTTTAATATCCTTACTGTTATATAGCTTTCATTTTCCCAATTTTTCGCCAATTCCAAATAATAATCGTCTATTTTCTCTTGTATGCTCGGTAATAAATCCTCCCATGTATAGCCGGTATCTATCGTTATTTCTGCCTCTATATTTACGGTTACTGACGGGCAGGGGTAAATATCCACGATATGAAATATTGATGCCTCGCCTTCTCCTTCTCCCTGTTTGCCGATCGGATCTATAACCTCCTGCACATCTGATATAAGCGTTTTATTTGGTGTTTTATATTCGCTGTCAAGGAAATATATTTTTATCCGTCTTTCGTCCTTAGTTACTCGGTAAATCTTGCAGGCTCCAACGCCTTCAATTTCTCGCATCGCTGCCTTATACTGCGCCCGATTGCCGCCAAATGCCTGCGTTGCTGCCACAATAGAAAGATAACGCGCGCGAAAAACCTCCGTTTCTTCATCATCGCGCGCCGGTGTCAATAATTCCGTTAATTCTCCGGTGTCGTAACCGTCTATATATTCTATCGGCGTTAAATCTTCCTGCTTTGTGTTTCCTTTTGTTCCTGTTTGCTCGCACATAAGCCGGTACGCTCCCGCCTCTATTTTTTCTGTGCAAATATATGTTAATTCCCCTGCGGAAAATCGCGTATTTAATTCAATGTCAATGTTAAATACCGCTTTCCAAACCGCGTTAGATGCCGCAAACGGTGTTATGCCTCTTTCTTTCGCCCTTAAAATCAAGTGTTCCCTGTCTGCCGTTTCTGCGTACCCATTTTGATCCACTAATCCCAACTCGATATATGCCTGCTCAAATTCTGCTGCCGCGCCTCTGAAAGAATGATCTATTAGTGTTCCTTCTTCTGTGCTTATGTCGCTATCAACCGTATTTTTTAAGTCAATCATTATATTATTTTGTGTCTTATCATCATACAACATCTTATCGCCTCCTTATGCTGCCGGTCTTGCGATCGGTTGATTTATTTCTATATCTCCATATATCGTATTTGCTGTAAGTGTAATGGTTAGTGTGTCTTTTTCCATACTTACCGAAAAATCCGAAATACTTTGTATATTTTCATTTACAAGCAAGCAATCTTCCGTCATTCGCTGCGCCTCTGCCTCTATGTATTCCTCTGTATATCCCTGCCCTATCAAATCCTCAAATTCGTTTCCGTAATCCCACGAATATACATAATATCTGTATCGTGGTGTTTGCAACACTAGCCATATCCAAACCTTAATAGCCTCTAACCCCTCTACGGTGTTTCCGGTTAATTGTCCTGTATTAAAATCTATCTCGTATTCTTTCGGGGTTATTGTTTCCTCCTCGTATTCTTCTAATGTTTCATCGTCCTCTATGTACGCCGGTAATAACAAACTCATTTTTACACCAACCTTTCTAAGATAATATATAATTCATCGCTGATCCTATACGCTGCCACTTTATCGCCTTTTTTTAACGGTTCAATGAAAGTATTTTTATCTTTCTTGGAGGGTGTGTCGTTGTCAACTGCATAATGATAGCCTGTTTTAAGGTGTTCGGCGATCATTAAATCGCTGCCCGACAATACTAATTTTCCTATTTTGCAGCTTGCCGCACTTTGCATAACTCCAATTTGAATAGGCGCGGTGTTATCCTTGCTGCCTTGCTGCCTCATTACGCTTAATATTTCCTCGTATGCGTTCATATCCGCGCCTCCTTTTCTTTATTCGTCTGTGTCGTCATATTCCTTACTATCCATGACATTTTTAAAATTCAATTCTAAGTTCATTATGTGTGTGCCGTTTTCCCATGTGTGCGTATCGCTGTCAATCCAAAATAAGCCGTTTAAACCTGTTGCCTTGTCGTAAACCTCTACGCCGTTTCCTGCAATACAATTTAGATCGCCGTTTATTCCGTCAAGTGTTACCTTTTTCTCAATTCCCTGCAGCATACTTTTAGCGGCTGTTGTTTCGTTTATACCGCTTTCTTTTTTATAAATCTGCTGATAGATGCCGTACTTTTCGATCCATGTATCGTTTTTTACTTCTCCAACCTGTGCGCCGGTATCATCGTATATTTTAACGATGTTTACCATATTTTCTATTGTTTCCTCGTATTCCGCGTTTGTTATGTTGTATTCCTCTGCAAGCACGAAATTTTTAACAATCGTTCCTTTTACTTCAACCGATAGTTTCGATCCATTCATGCGGCAAATATATTTTTTTCCTGTCTGTTCGGCTGCCTTTGTGTACGCTTTCATAATAATATCATAGAACGTATCGCCGTCTATAATCATTTTCTTTATTGTTGCCTTTGTTTCCGTAATTGTTCCGGTTCCTATTTGCATATCGGCGCACACTTTTTTAGTAATCCTTTCCGCTGTTGTGTTTGAAAAATTATAAACGCCTGTGCTTTTTAATAAATGGTTTAGTAAGTCATAGCAGGTATATGTTACCGTTCCTGTTTCGCTCACTTTTTTAGCCGTCTGTACTTCCCCGAAAAATATTAAATCGTTGTCCTCGTATAGCTTTATGGTATCGCCTGCACCGATGTTTAATTTTAAATTTGTTACATTCTTATCATTCGGCGCATTGATAACCGCTATTTCTGCGGTTCTTGCCGCCTGTGATACGGAACCGCCCCACGAAACACTAGAAACCGCCTGCGTAATATCGCTTGTGTATGTGTAGCCGTTTTTATGTCTGATCCATTTTATTTTCATACATTGATCACCAACTTTTGACCGGGGTATATTAAGTTAGGGTTGCTGCCTATTACCCCTTTATTTTGGTTGTATATTGCCTGCCAATTTGCGCTACTTCCTGTTAAATTCTTTGCGATCTTACTCAAATTATCGCCGCTTTTTACGGTGTATGTAGTGCTTTTAACTTCTTTTGCCGCCCTCTGTGTTGCGGCAGGTGTTACCTTTTTTGTTACCTTTTCTTTCTTTTTTGTTGTTTTTACTTTTACTTTTCTATACTCTTTAAATTCCAACGTGAAATTTATATCTTTCGTGCCGTCATTTTCGCCCCATGTGAAACTTTCTATTGTGCAATCCATATTAACCGGCGTTCCTGTCATTGTTAAAGTTAAAACGCCGTTATTTTTCATGCTTTCAATCGTCTTTACGCTTTCCTTCGGTGTCGGGAATGATGTATATTGACAAAAATTATATTTCTGTTTTGGAAAAAATGAGGAAAAGGAAACGCCCTTCAATTTCCTTTTCCCCAACAAATTTATTTCGCCTAATGAATTGATAACTACCTGCGTGTTATTGCTTTCGCTTGTCAACTCATATTCTGACGGCAAAACCGCAAATCTAAACTTCGTCTTGCCCTGTTTTAACCAAATTTCCAATTTTGCCGCCTCCTTATGCTGTACCTGTGTTAAATGCTACATTCTTTAATTTGTATGCCAACGCCTCCGCTATACGGTCTATATCTTCATCGCTGCGCACTTCTATTTTGTCTGCCAACTTCTGAATGTTAATTGATATGGAACCGGATCCGCTTTTTGCGGCTCCCTCCTGCTTTGCCATTTCTACCGATTTATCATGTGGGTAAACCCTTGAACCTTTTGGAAGGTCTACAATCTCGCCTCCTCGGTCGTTTATAACCGCCGTTCCACCTTTCCAATTATCCGTACCTTTGTATAACATCGGGATAGTTGGTATATTGATACCAAATGTTTGACCGCCAATCCCCGGCACCCAATCCGGTATTGATATATTCAACTTGTTAATACCCGCAATCGCTCCGTTTATAATACCGATAACCGCGTTAATTGGTGCTTTACACAATGCCGCAAGGCTTTCAAATACTCCCTTGAATATTGTTTTTACGCCTTCCCACGCTTTAGACCAATTACCGGTAAACACGCCCGAAATAAATGTTGTTATGCCGTCAAAAACTGTCATTAAGCCGGATATGATCGCCGTTATGTTGTTTACTGCTGCCGATATTGCGCCTCCTATTGCTGAAAACGCCACTTTTACAACCGGTACAATAATATTCATAGCCTTTTGAATTGCGCCCGCTATTGCTGAAAATGCCGCGCCTGCCGCTGCCTTAAAAGCTGTGATAACCGCCTGCGCCGTACTCATTGTACTACTAATCTTTTTACCGAAAATATTTGCTACAACCCCTGCAGCCGTCCTAACGGCTTTTCCGATTGCTCCGAAAACAGTATTAAAGATTGTCTTTAGGTTGTTTATGATGCTGCTAACCCGCGTTTTAATGTTGCTTATATTTGCGCTAAATTTATTCATATCAACGCCGCACTTTGTTAGCACTTTCTTTATTGCGTTTCCAACCGCCGTAAAAATCGAATTGACAATATTTAGGCTTTTGAATGTGTTAATTGCTCCTTTTACTGTGTTCGTGATTAGCGTAAACGGTGCTTTTATGACATTTACCAACCCCGATAATGCGCCGCTTGCAATCGTTTTTAATCCATTAAGTGCGCCCTTCCAATCTCCGGTAAACACACTTTTTACAAACTGCCCCACACCTTTAAAGATCGTTTTAATATTTTCTATTATCGGTCTTACCGCCTGCACAAATCCGCTTATATATCCTTTTGCTGCTCCGATCGCTATATCCCATGCGCTCGCCACCGTATCAAATGCGCCTGCAATCTTGCTTACAACGCTTTCCGGCAGGAATGTAGAAAATGCGCCCACAACAAAATTTTTGATTGCATTTATCTTTGTTTTAAATATGTTTCCTATCGTATCTACAACGCCGCCTGCTGCTGTCTGAAATCCTTTTAGTGCTGTTTCTGCATCACCGCTAAATATTCCCTTTAGCATTGTGCCGATGCCTTTAAATATCGTTGTAAAACCGTCAAATATTTTCTTTACATCTTGCACAAGCCCGCTAAATGTAGCTTTTACGCCCGAAACCACCGCTTTAATTGCCGGTAAAACAGTATCAAACGCCGTTGTTAATCCCGCTGCAATATCCGGAGGAAAGATATTTTTTAAACTGTTTCTAAATTCCTGTGCTGCGCTGTTCCAATTTCCCGCAAATGCGCCTGTAAAGAAACTTAATAGCGCATCAAATACCTGCAGCCCTTTATCAACCGCCGTTACAATTCCGTCAAATGCTGATACAACGCCGCCCACAAGTGTTTCTAAAACCCCGCCTGCCTCTGCCGCGCCCTCGCTGATGCCGCCTGCAAACTCTTTCTTAAATATTCCCGCTATCGACTTGCAAAATCCGCTTATCTTTCCCGCTATGCTGCCGATCGTATTCCCGATAGATGTAAATTTGCTTTTGAAATCCTCTACCGAAAAGCCTGCTTTTTCAAATGCGTTTTTAAACCATTCCCCAACGCTTTGTAAAAAGCCTTTTACTTGATCCCAATTTTTAACGATCAAAACCGCTGCTACCGCTATTGCTGCCAAAACTCCTATAACGATACCTGCAGGGCTTGTGATAACTCCCATTATGCCGCCAAAATTTGCGATCGTTTTTGTTATGGTTCCAAACATTCGCTGCGCCGTTCCTACTGCTGTAACTATTTTACCAAATATCATTATTGCGGGACCGATCGCCGCCGCTATGCCTGCCCATTTCATAATATTATTTACTTGTGCATCGCTCAAATTATTTATATAATCTGCTGCCGTTTGCACCCACGAAACCGCCTTTTTTATGTACGGCAATAATTTATCGCCTATTGTTATTGCTATGCCTTCTATTGCCGATTTTAAAAGCGTTAATTGTCCGTTTAAATTATCAAGCATCTTTGCCGCCATTTCCTCGGCGGATCCCGATGATCCGTTTATTGCAGCCGTTAGGCTGTCAAAATCTTCTGTGCTTGCGTTTACAATGGTTAGCAATCCCGACATACTTTGTTTGCCTGCTAATGTCGTTGCCGCTGCTGCTTTTTCTGTTTCTGATAACCCCGAAAATGATGATCGCAGGTTTTCCATTACCTCCGCAAAACTTTTCATGTTCCCGCTGTTGTCTGTTAAACTGATGCCTAATTTATCCATGACCGCCGCCTGCGCATCTGTCGGTTTTGCCAAATTTGCTATTACATTCTTTAATGTTGTACCTGCCGTACTTCCTTTTACTCCTGCATTTGCCATAACGCCCAACGCTACCGAAATATCCTCCACGCTGTACCCCATTGCGCCCGCTGTCGATGCACAATATTGAAAACTCTCGCCCAACATGGAAACATTTGTATTTGCACTTGATGATGTTGTTGCTAACACATCTGCAAAACGTGTACTGTCTTTTGCTGACATTCCAAAAGCTGTTAGCGCATCTGTTACAATGTCGGAGGTTGTTCCTAATTCCTCGCCCGATGCTGCCGCAAGGTTCATTATGCCTGCTATGCCGTCCACCATATCGGCGGTATCCCAACCTGCCATAGCCATATACTTCATCGCCTCGGCACTTTCACTTGCTGAAAATGCTGTTGTTGCGCCCATTTCTTTAGCTTTTGCCGTTAATTGTGTTAAATCTTCGGCACTTGCGCCGGAAATCGCCCCAACCTCTGACATCGCCGCCTCGAAATCTGCCGCCGTTTTTACCGCTGCTGTTGCTACACCTGCGATCGGTACGGTAATCGCTGTTGTTAGGGTTGATCCGACATTTGAAATTGTCTTGCCTGCGCTTTGGATCTGTTTTCCGGCTTTTATCGCCTCATTTCCCATTTGGCGCATACTCTGTATTACTTCTTTTGAAGGCTTTGTGAAACCGTCAATAAATTGTATCGCCGTACTTATAACCCTGCCCACATCAACCACCTCCGAACACATTTTCTATTTCTTTGTTAATATTTTCTTTATCTCTTAATTCCTGCCTCATGTATGCGCGTGCAATACGCTTTTGTCCTTCCGGCAGGTTCATATATTCAAACGGTTTCCAATTTTTTAAGCGATAGTGGAGATAGTCCATACGCACCTCCCTATCGCTTTCGATTAGTTTTTTACTTCTTTATCCGTTTTTTCCTCGCTCTCAAAACCGCTTAACTTTGCGATCTCTGTTGAAATTCTGTTGATCTCGCCCTTGAAAATCTTCTTTGCTGCATCTGCCGGTGTTGCAACGCCTAAATGCCTTAATAAATCCTCATTTTTAAGATCCGGATCCACGATGCCTGCGGCTGCAATCTTAGCGTTTGTGCTAAATGCCCTGCCGAAATCAACCTCCCCTTCATCGTCTAACCCGCTTGCGCTCAATGCGCCAAATAGATCGCCGTCTACTGCCTGTATTGTTACTTTTGCATCTGTTCCTAAAAGTTTTGATAACTGTTTGCTTGCAAGTTCCTTTTTTTCGATCTTGTCAAATTCTCCCTTGTCTACTGCTAACAATTTTTCAACTAAATTCATGCCGTTACGCTCCTTTTCTCGAAATAAAATAAGGGGCGCTTATTGCGCCCCTGTTGCCCTTTGTTATGATTTGATTGTCTGCATCGGTTCCCAATCTTGGAAAGTGAAACCATAGCTTTCTTCGCTCGTCTTTCCTGCCTCCCAATCTGCAAGGATCATTTTATCAAGCACACAACCGTAATATGCTACACGCTCCGCGCCGATCGCATCGGGATCATTCACATTTGATATAATTGTGTGTGTCGGTGTTTTTCCCGCCTTTACTGTTGCGCTCACTTTGTTCATAACAAAACTATTAACATGATGCAGCTTAAATTCTCCCTTTGGCTCTAATCCTGTTATCTTCTGACCGTCTACCAAACTTTGACATTGTGTAATTGCCGTTTTCTTAAATGTTACCTCTGCTTTGCAGGCTGTAACCTGTGCCAAATACTCGCCGTCAAACCAAATTTCGCCCCATGTTCCGTTTATGACCTGTTCCGGTCTAAAGCCCTTTGCCATTGTTGTTTACCTCTCTTTCTTAGATATAAATAGGCATTTTAATATCTTCAATCGCATCTAATATTTTTACATTTCCTGTTAAAAATACAAATGCGCCTGTGTCTGCCCTTATGATTTCTTCATCGGTGCAATCGTCAACCTCTTTTGTTTCTGATGTATCGCCGTTGTCGATCGTTGCCTGTAATCCTTTCCCTTTTAAATAGTTTCTGATCGCATCTGCATCTAACCCAACTGAATAACTGCTAACTATTCCGTCTTTTTTCAACTGTGAAAAATAGCTACTGATCGCCGATACAAGCAGGCACTTGTTGTCATAGCTGTTTGCGTACTTGCCTAAATAACTATCCTGTGCCGTCTTTACAATATCATCGTTGATCATATCCATAGCCTCGACAATTTTAATCTTCTTAAAGCTGTCGCCCTTGCCGTCTATGGTTGTCACGAAACTATTAACGCCTCTTACTACTTTTACCTTCTCGCCGTCATAGAAAAGTATAAATTCGCCCTTGTCTACTGGCTCGTCAATATCTGTTAATCTTGTGCAATCTGATAATTCAGACAATGGCGCATAAGTGCAGGCAATCGTCATAGGTGTACCCGCAATCAATCCCGCAATTCTCGCGCAATACTGCTCTGCGGTGTAAACGGTGTCTACGGTTGTTTTTGTTCCGTCCTCTCCTGTTACCGTTTCTGTTTTTACATTTCTATTCGTTGTAAAGTTGATGATCCCTTCGTTGTCTGCCGGTGTATTTGGCAAAACGGCTTTGATCTTCTTTTTCTTGTTTGTCCTCATGGATTTAATCCATGTTGCAATATCCTCTGTTTTTCCGTCTGTTTCTACTGTCGGTATCGTTAAATAATCAAATCTGATCGTTTCCGATGCCTCCATAGCCTTTTTATATCCGGCTTCTATCGCCTCTTTTTCCGCGTCCTCTGCAATTCCCATACAGTATATAAGCACTTTTTTAGGTGCGTTTGTATAACCGATCATTGCAAGTTTTACCTGTTCTACTGTTGCATCTGAAAGCCCTGCAGGTATATCGCTTTCTAATACTACTGTTGTTGGATTTACTGCGGTTGCAGGTAATGTGTCCTTTACCCACAACATAACAATCCCTCTTTCGCCTCTTGTAATTGCCGATATTGCTTTTTCAATAAAACTAATGTCAATACTTGGTGCGCCCATTTCTTAACCTCCTTCTTATCCTTGCGTAATATCTACGCTTAATCCTGTTGCTATCGGTGCCGTATGTTCTTTTTGCGTATTTTCGTTATAGTCAACTTCAATACTTATCTGCAAAATATCTTGATACTCTCCGATGTAATCATGTGAAAAATCGCCGATTGTCAACTTTCGATCTTCAACATAAAAAATCAGCCCGAAAAGGTCTTTTATTTCGTCCACCTTTTCAAGCTGATCTAATTCGTTCTTTTCCTTTTGGAAATATGTTATTTTGATTGTAAAGCCGCCTTTAGCGAAATTTTTTGTTTCTGCGCCGCTGCCTCTGTCTAAAATTTCTGTAAAAAAACATGGTGCAGCATATCCTTCTTTGATCTCTTTTCCGTAGATCTTATACTTTTCGGGAGGGTATCTCCCGCTTAACAATTTGTTAATTGCTTTTTTTACCTCAACGAATTTAATCTAAATCACTCCTTTTCAAAACATCGTCTATCATTTCCTCGAAACGCTCCGGCACGATGTTTTCATATTCATTTCGTGTTTGTTCCATAATGTGTTTACCTGCAACAAATCCAACAATCCTGCCGCCTCTTACAAGGTTGTGACCGTATTCTATTAAGTGAAAATGCCTTGCGCTATTCCACACTAAGGCGGTTGTGCCTACACCTTCCTCAATTACCTTTGATCCCCACTTTCTTTTGATAGCCTTATTTTTTTCGCTGCCTTCTCTTTCGTGTGGCTTTAAAACTGAATTTGCTCTTTTCTTAGCTGATTTTTTAAAATCCTTGCTAATATCCTTCAATGTTTCCTTTGCCTTTTCCGGCGCGGTTCTAATTGCCGTTGTCAAATCTTTTTCTAATTCTTCCAAACCGTCTATTTCAAAATTCATACTTTCAGCCATTCGCCGCACCTCCAATAAAAAAGGGCTGTTTTGCAGCCCCTTGTAAAAAACTATCTATATATTTCGATCTTGATATTGAATGTTTCGTTGTCGTGATCGTCATAAATTCTTTTTACCGCCATTACTTTAAATTCGCAATCGCGATATTCTTGATATAATGTTTTTGCTATTTCGGCAGGCACGCACCCTAAATCTAAGCCGTTCGGGTGGCATACATAATATGCCGGTTCTCCCTCATACTCAAATTGTTGCAGGTGTAATTCCCATTTTGGTTTTACATATCCTATTAAGTCCTGCCTTTTTTCCGTCCTGTCTAATCTGCAATTTGCAAATGTTCCAACTATTACGGTATCGAAACTTTTAACAAGCTGCTTTTGTGCGGGTGTATGGGCTGTACCCCCCGAACAAATGTTTATGTTGTTTTTGCTTGTCTGTTTGCTTTTTAATAGTTTGGTAAATGCCGCGATTGTGTCAACGCACCAACCTACGCCGCATAATCCTAAAGTGCATAGATATACAACACCCCAAACATATTTCTTTTGTATGAATTTGTGAACGCCTAACCACCCAAAAAGCAAGGTAATAATAAACTCACTCATAGAAATACCTCCATTCCTTTTTTGTTTATTATACCTCCCCTTGTGCTGTTTGTCATTCGCATTTAATGTTATTTTTCTAACTTTTCTGTGCAAACAATTTCTAACATCTCGTTTCTTTCTCGTACATTGATTA